TTCCTGTGGGGCGATGATTTCCTCTTGGGGTGGGGGGACCTCCTCCTCCTCCTCCACTGGAGCCTGGACAACTTCTTCTTCTTCTGGGTCTTCCTCCTCCTCAACGAAGGCGTATTCCTCTGGGTACTCGGACTTGATAGGCTCTGGGTGGAGCTTGAGTTGGACGAGATTGAATGTTGGACCAAAGGCTTTCTTCGCAAACCACATTCCAGAAAATTCAAGAATCACCGAGCACTCTCGCCCGTCGGTGAGAGACTCAAATTCAATCACCTCCTGGTCTGGTGAAAACACCTTGGTCGGGGGGATGCGTTCGACAACGAGCTCTGCGTGGGAATATGCCGCCTTGAGCGCGTCGGTGGTCATGTCTTTACCAAACCAAGTCGTGGCGTTGTCCTTCGCGGCCTGGAGGTTTTCCTTATCAATGGAAGACACCTTCTTCTTGTTCGCCGGGGAACAGGTGTCTAAGGTGAGTTCACCTCCTGAGATGGCGGCAATCTTGACCTTGTTCAGCTGGACGAAACACTTCTTCTTCTCGTCCGTGGTCGCGCGGACAAAGTAGAGACCATCATCACCTTTGGCGGGGGCGTTGTACAGCATTGTATACATAAATGACGAGGGTAATCTTTAAGTTTTATTTTTAATAGCGACACCTAATGTGTAGTTTTTAGGATACTTTATATATTTATATGTAAACCAACTGTACCCAATGAATTGGATGGCTGCTGCGTTGTCTATGATTGAAAATGGGACCCACGCATCTCTCCTAAAATTCAACCCATACAATAATCTCCATGAATCTAAATCAATATTTGTGTTTTTCACAAAATTTAAATTTTCAATATTCATAGATGGCCTGTATTGCCAATAGTTTCCAATGTACTGCGGCCTCCTGTTGTTCACCCACCTTTTCGTCTTGACATCAAACCTCTTACGTCCGTGTGTTTTCACGAATCCGTACAACTCGATTGGTAACAGAGATTTCAATCCATAAAGGTATTGCCTATCAACTTTTGATTCATCTAAAATACTGGTATATTTCAAGTACTTTGCTGGGTTCACAGCCATCGCAGCCTTCACACTGACTTTGCCATTCATGACAACTCGTGTGGTTGGTATTTTTACTTTTTTCACAACTTTTGCATAAATATCAAAAATACTTTCAGATGTTTTAAATGTAAATTTTGGAGAAACGCTTTTAGCCAACTTGATAAGTCTCGTCCTGTCTTTCACTTTTTTCTCTGGACGCAATTTCAACTCTTGCATGATGACGACGTCGTGAATGAGGAACGCCTTACTCGCGATGGATACATTTTTGTTTGACACGATGGCACCAGTATTTTTAATGACGTACTTTATACCATTCGTTTGACCTTTGAACAACACGTCGTATCCAAACTCTCCTGGGCGCATGAAAGGCATGTCTAAGATGCCACCCATTCGGTCTTGTTTTACTCGCCCAATCGATGGGTCAAACCACCCCACTTTAAGGTCAAGGGCAAACAACTCCACATCTATGAGACGATTACCGACCGATGCTTTCGTGATGTGATTCGGGGACGTCTTTCTTTTATTCATCAGCGTGTATCGTCTGGTGACCCATGGACCTGTTTTTGTGAATGAGATGCCTAAAAACTTTTTCAACTTTGAGTTGTCTTTTTGTATGCGCGCCTTTATCACTTTGTTATACTTAAAAGCGAGTTCACCCATCTTATCCCACGTCAACAACTTAATCATTTGCAATTTCCCAAAATATTTCGCATCATATTTCATTCTGGGGGCAAACTTTGTATCTATGTCCGATGTCACGATGCGCTCTGACCTCTCTAGATACATGTTAATCGCATCCCCGCCAGAGATTACGAGATTTCCCATGGGTTTCATGTACTCGGACAATTCACCGACAATAGTATAGATGATGTCTCTGATGGTATCGGTGATGTACACGTTTAACATATCCTTAAGGTCTGTGTCTTTATGCCTGGCATGCAACCTCTTTCTGAACGCACTGACATTGTCGTCGTCGTAATATTTCATAAGAACGTCATCGCCTTTACATAAATTTTTGAATATGTACTTACGGATAGTTTCATCCGAATACAATCGATTGTCCATATTATTATGTGTACATAAAATAATGAAGAAGTGGTTCCTTGTGCTGCTGGTGTTGCTAGTTGCCTACACGTACACCGGCTCCAATCGCATCACCCCTGAACAGGCGAAAATGATGATCATGTCCGGAGACATCCAAGAAGTGGTCGACGTGCGAACGGCGGTTGAATACAACGCCGGACACTACCCTGGTGCGGTGCACATCCCAGTCACTGAAATCAACGCACAAACGACATCTTTTCTCCCATCGAATGGTATCCTCGTCTACTGCAACACTGGACAGCGGGCGAGGTTTGCCTCGCAACAACTCACAGCCTTAGGTTTTACTGATGTCTACTACATCGCCGGAAGTTATGGAACTCTCATGTAAAATATCTGTCTATAAATTAATAATGAAGCTGGACTGTGACATCATAGATGCCTGTCGCTGTTATGCCCTGAAGAGCTCCAGCAGACCGAGAAAGGAGCAGTTTTGTGCCGCCCAGAGGGGGAAACACTTTTACTCGTGCCCTTCGGGGTGTTGCGCGGGGGGCTGTCCTGGACAGGATGGTATCACCGAAGAGAGAGAACCGTTTGGTATCGTGGATGAAATAGATATACCCAAAACGTTTAACGTGCTCAATGTCATTCTTATTTTGTTGGTCATTTTGGCATCATTATTTATGGCTTAAAGAAATCACGTGTTATGTAAGTAGAAAACAACCAACCATGGAAGACATCAAGCAAGAAATTACCGCCCTCCGCACCGAGCTCAAGACTTTGACCAAGCTTGTTCGCAAGATTAAGGCAAAGCAAGATGACCCGGATGGTGAAAAAGCCGCCGCGCGCGCCGCCAACAACGGGTTTAACCGTAAGCAAAACATCTCCGATGAGCTTCGCGCTTTTATGGGATTGGGTGCCGGCGACCAGGCTTCTCGGAGCGAGGTCACCAAGTTTGTCACTAAGTACATTACCGAAAAAGGTCTTAAGCATCCTGAAAATGGTCGCCAGCTTATTTTGGATGACACGCTTCGCGCTCTCCTCAAGCCGCCGGCGGATATGCAAATCACGTACTTGAACCTCCAAAAGTTCTTGTCGCCGCACTACATCAAAGCTTAAAAAATAAATTACTATTGTAATGTATAATGTCCAAAGTCAACAGGTCATCTATTGAAAAACTTGTTGGTACAAAGATAAATGATTTGTCTCTCTACCAAAAAGCTTTTACTCACAAATCGGCGTTGAAACAATATGACGAGTTTGAACACTCCTACGAGACTCTCGAATTTATAGGTGATAGTGTGTTGGGTTTCGTCGTCACGAAATGGTTGTTTGACAGATATGAATCGCAACAGGAAGGGTTTCTCACGAAAGCCAGGACAAAGCTCGTTCGCGGGGAAACGTTGGCTGCTATCGCGCGTAAACTCCAACTCCATGAGCTCATCGTCATGGATGATAAGGGCATGCGTAATGGGTGGAATACGAATACAAAAATATTAGAAGATGTATTTGAAGCCCTGTGTGGTGCCATTTACATGGACATTGGGTTATTACACGCGAAGGAGTTTATTTTGAGGATTTATGAAAATCCCGAGTTTGTGAACATGCAGTGTTTGCTCGTAGATGACAATTTCAAAGACCATCTCATGCGGTACTGTCAGACAAATAACCTCTCTCTCCCAGACTATAGAATAGCTGACCACAAAGACGGTATTTTCGTCATAGATGTATATGTAGAAAATTCTTTCCTTGGTCGAGGGTGGGCCAAGTCTAAAAAACAAGCGGAACAGAATTCTGCCCGCGCATTCTTTTACCCTAATTAAAAGGTACATTCGTTTTGTTTATATGCATCCAAACGTCAAGGCACTCATTGAAAGAGAGTATGCCGCGCAGAAATCTGAAGAATGGCTCTCCCTTCGTGGGAACATGCTCACCGCCTCAGATGCCGCCACGGCGATTGGATGTAATAAATATCAAACACCCCACGATTTATTATTAAAAAAATGTGGCGTAGGAGAAAAATTTACAGGGAATGAAGCCACCAGACACGGTGAAAAATACGAGGATGAAGCGCGCATCCTCTATGAAGAACGCTACGGTGAAGTCGTTCACGAGATTGGTCTGTGTCCCCACCCAGAACACCTCTGGCTCGGTGGTTCCCCCGATGGTGTCACTGAATCGGGGAAACTCGTGGAAATCAAGTGTCCCATGATGCGTGAAATTAAAGCAGAGGTACCCGAGCATTATATGCCACAGCTGCAGCTTTGTATGGAAATTTTGGACCTAGAATC